TTTGATTATCCAGTTGCCATATGTCATCAAGACGGAAGCAAGGCGTCAACAAGCCGAAAACAGGCGTAAAGATATTGAAGGTCAGTTGGCTGGTTCCAAATATGGTATTGCTTATACCGATGGAACTGAAAGAATTACACAGTTGAATCGTTCTGTCAATAACAACCTGATGTCCCAGATTGAATACTTAACGAGTATGCTATACAGCCAGTTGGGAATCACTCAGAGCATTTTGGATGGTACGGCGGATGAGAAGACTATGCTGAACTACAACAACCGAACTATCGAGCCTATTATTTCCGCTATTGTTGATGAAATGAAACGAAAGTTTCTGACCAAAACTGCCAGATCACAACTCCAGTCGATTTCGTTCTTTAGAGACCCGTTCAAACTTGTACCGGTGAACGACATCGCTGAAATTGCTGATAAATTCACTCGAAATGAAATCATGACTTCGAATGAAATCAGGCAGGTTGTCGGCATGAAACCTTCGGATGATCCGAGGGCTGATGAACTCAGGAATAAGAACCTGAGTGCGCCGAGCGAATCAACTTCGGAAGTTCCAACTGTCACGGAAGAGACGGAGGACCCACCGAAGTAAATTTCATTTGAGTGAAAGGGTCTCTAAAAAATCTTGAAACAAGGAGGAAATTCAAAATGGAAAAAGCATTCCAGGTTGAAGCTTGTGATTTCAGCGGCTGGGCTACCAGAAATGACCTTAAATGCTCTGATGGTAGAGTAATTCGCCATAATGCGTTTAAGGAAAATGATGGAATTCAGGTTCCGCTGGTTTGGAATCACCAGCACAACGATCCTCGCAATGTTCTTGGCCACGCTTGGCTTGAGAATCGTGAGGAAGGCGTGTATACCTATGGCTTCTTCAATGACACTGAATCCGGTGAAATTGGTAAGGCATTGGTTAAGCACGGCGACATTAAAGCGCTGTCTATTTATGCAAATCAGCTTAGACAGAATGGTTCCGATGTTATTCACGGATGCATTTGTGAAGTAAGTCTGGTGCATAAAGGCGCTAATCCCGGTGCTTTCATCGACTCTATGCTCGCCCATGGTGAGAATTCTGACGAGGAAGCAATCATCTATACTGGTCTGCCTCTGGTTCTGTCTCATGCGGATACTGATTCCGACGATGACAAGAAGAAAGATGCTGACAAAAAGGATGAACCCGAAAGTAAGTCTGAAGATAAGAAGGATGGCGACGATGAGACTATCGCTGACATTATCAACACTATGACGGACAAGCAGCAGAATGCTATGTATTACATGGTGACAAAGGCACTGGAAGGTAAATCCGAAGGAGAGTCTGACGAGGACTCTGAAGATCCCGAAAAGAAATCTGAATCCAATAAGGAGGAAACAATTATGAAACATAATGTCTTTGACAACGACAAGCAGGACAAGAAGAATGTTCTGTCCCACGCGGCTCAGGGTGAGATTCTGAAGTTGGCTAAGTCTCCCAACGTTGGCTCTCTCCAGACCGCTATGAAAATCTATGCTGAGGAGAACGAACTCAAGCACGCTGACATCAGCGGTTTCGTTCAGACTGGCGAAGGTAATGTATCCACCATGTTCCCTGAGTATGTTGAGGCTCATCCTGGTCGCACTCCTGAGCTGATTACTAACAACATGGACTGGGTTAATGCTATTATGGCTAAGACTCAGAAGATTCCTCATGGTCGTGTTCGCACTTCCCATGTCGATATCCGTAACATTGATGCTCTTCAGGCTAAGGGTTATCAGAAGGGTAACCAGAAGAAACTCACTGGTAACTATGCTCTGGTAAGACGTACTACCGATCCTCAGACTGTGTATGTTACTTCTGAGCTGCATCGTGACGATGTGACTGACATCGAAGATTTCGATTATGTTCAGTTCCAGTATGGCATCGACCAGATTTCTCTGAAGGAGACTCTGGCTGTTGCTACTATGCTGGGTGACGATCGTCTCGACAGTGATCCTGAGAAGATCTTCCCTGATAAGATCCGTCCTATCTGGACTGATGATGAACTGTACACTATCCATAAGGATGTGGACTTTGCTGCTATGGCTAAGGAGCTTCAGGGTTCCAACACTGAGCAGTATTTCGGTGAGAGCTTCATCTACGCTGAGGCTATGGTGACTGCTCTGCGTAAGGCTCGTAAGGACTTCCGTGGTACTGGCAAGCCTGACCTGTTCATCACTACCGATATGCACAACACTATGATTCTGGCTCGTGATCGTAACGGTCGTCGCATTTACGAGACTGATACTGAACTGGCTGCGGCTCTGGGTGTTGCTAACATCTACGAGGTTACTCAGTTCGAGGGTAAGGTTCGTACTGATGCTGACGGCAATAAGCATAAGCTGCACGCTATTTGCGTGAACATGGCTGACTATGGCTATGGTGCTTCTAAGGGTGGCGACATCACTCACTTCACTGACTTCGATATCAAGTTCAATCAGCTTCAGTCTCTGCTGGAGACTCGTAAGTCTGGTCAGCTTACTCGTATCAAGTCTGCGATCGTTATCGAGGAACTGGAGTCTGCTACTACCACTGCCTAAGTAATCTTGGAGGAAATTCAAAATGGCGAAATTTTACGGACCAATCGGCTATGCTGTGACTGAGGAAACAGCTCCGGGTGTTTGGGAGGAAAAGATTACCGAGCGTATGTACTACGGTGAGCTGGTCCGCAACACGAGGAAGCTTCAGTCCGCAGATCAACTCAACGACAACATCAATGTTGCGAATGAGATTAGCATCTTAGCCGATCCGTTCGCCAGTGAGAATTTTCACTTGATGAAGTACGTTGGGTTTATGGGTGCTAAATGGAAGATTTCGAGCGTTGAAGTTCAGTACCCTAGACTAAGACTGACTATTGGAGGTGTATACAATGGCGAATAGATTAGATCTACAGACCCTGTTGGAAGACCTTCTGAGGAGTCGAAATGTGTATTTTCAACCTCCTGAGTCAGTTAAGATGAATTACCCTGCCATCGTTTACGGTCTTGATGATATCGAGAACACGCACGCTGATGACAGGGTATATTTATCGTATAAGAGATATTGGGTGAATTTGATTGATAAGAATCCTGATAGCTCTTTCGTTGACATGATAGCGCAACTGCCTACATGTCAATTCGATCGACACTATACAAGCGAGAACCTTAATAATTGGCGTTTCTTGCTCTATTTCTAATTCATAAGGAGGAAAATATTATGTCCAAAATTGTTTGGGATAAAATTGGTGAGCGTCTGTACGAAGTCGGTTGCGACCATGGCGTTCTCTACCCTATGCAGACTGATGGCACCTACGGTAACGGTGTCGCATGGAATGGTCTGACTAATGTTACCGAGAGTCCTTCTGGTGCGGAAGCATCTCCTATCTACGCTGATAACATCAAGTATGCCAACATTATCAGTAACGAAGAGTTCGGCTGTACTATCGAAGCATTTATGTATCCCCCTGAGTTCGCTGAGTGCGATGGCTCTGTTGAGATTATGCCTGGTATGTTTGCCGGTCAGCAGTCTCGTAAGACTTTCGGCTTCGCTTATCGTACTCTCATGGGTAATGATACTGAGCTGAACGATTACGGCTATAAGCTGCATCTGGTATATGGCTGTCTGGCTGCTCCTTCCGAAAAGGGTCACGATACCATCGGCGATTCTGTTGAGCCTTCCACTATGTCTTGGGAGGTCAGCACTACTCCTGTGGCTATTGATACTCTTATCAATGGTAAGAAGCTGAAGCCTACTGCTACTCTGACTTTCGAGTCCAACAAGTTCAGTGCCGAATTCATGGCTCAGCTTGAGGAAATCCTGTATGGTAAGGATGCTACTTCTACTGACGCAAATGATGCTGTTGCACCTCGTCTGCCTCTGCCTGATGAGATCATCACTATGTTCAACGCAGTCGCTGCTGGCTAAGACTTAACAAACTAAATTCAATGGGGCCGTATTCAGGTAAGCTGGCGGCTCCTACTTTTTTAATTCTGAAAGGAGAAACTAATTATGCATAAGGAAACTATCACTTACAACGACCTGAACGGTGTTCAGAGAACCGAAGATTTTTACTTCGACCTGTCCAAGCCCGAAATCGTGAAGATGCAGGCAAGTGCTAAGGGCGGCTATGATGTCCAGCTCAGAAGCATTGCTGCTGATCTCAATGGCGCAAAGATCATGGAATTCTTCGAGAACTTCATTACCAAGTCTTATGGTGAGAAGAGCGAAGATGGCAGACGCTTCATGAAGTCCGAGGAGATTTCTCGCTCCTTTATGGAGACTCCTGCTTATGAGGTGCTGTTCGAGAAGCTTGTCACTAACGACAAGTATGCTGCCGATTTCGTGAATGCAGTTATGCGTTCTAAGGGTAATGCTGCTGCACCTGCTGTAGCTCCCGTGGCAACTAACTAATATCGAAAACTCGGAGGACTAAAGAATGCTTAAAATCATCGTACCGGCTGCTGAGTATTTCGACGAGATCAACGAAGAGTTCATCTACAAGAAAGAACAGGTTTTGCAGTTGGAGCATTCTTTGGTCTCTCTTTCAAAATGGGAAAGCAAGTGGAATAAAGCCTTTTTAGGCAAGCAAGAAAAGACTGATGAAGAAATTCTTGACTATGTCAGATGTATGACAATAACCCAACATGTGGACCCAGAAGTATATTCAAGACTATCAGCCGAAAATTATGCTGCAATAAATGCTTATATTGAAGCTCCGATGACTGCAACTCGTTTCTATGAGGATAAAACTCAGAAAGGAAACAAGGACACGGTTACTTCGGAGCTTATTTATTATTGGATGATCGCTTATAACATACCCGTTGAGTTTCAGAAATGGCATTTGAATCGCCTTCTGACACTTATTCGAGTATGTAATGTTAAGAATTCTCCTCCGAAAAAGAGAAGTAAGCGTGAAATCTTTCAGCGTAATGCAGCGTTGAATGCCGCTAATAAGCGTCGTTTTAATTCGAAAGGTTGATATCAATGAACAAATTAACCGAATGGTATAACAAATTCTATGAGAAGCGATTAAGTCGCCTTAATATTAAGCTCTATTGGAAACAAGAAGAGCAGCGCTTACGAAGTGAAGTGCAGAAAAATTCTCATTCTCTGTTGTGGGTATGGGAATTTAGCAAAAAGGCGGTTATGATCTGCTTCTTTTTTTACATGATCGTGCAACTCTATTCGATGTCTGTCATGGTCATATTTCAAGATTTCACCTATTTGGGTGAGTTAATCACAACAACAGGCAATCTTGTTGAAAACTGTGTGTTCATGTATTTGGTAAAAGCCGGTCTTGAAAACGGTGTGAAGATTTGGCAGCAACATAAAGCTGACCAAGCTGAAACCGAAAGTACAGACGAAACAGAATCCGATGGACCAGTTGGATGAAAGGAGGAAACAACATGGAATTCATTAGTGAAAACTGGGCGTTTATCGTTCTTGCCATAGCTGTTATCGCAGTAGGTATTGTGTTTGTTATTCGATTTTTCAAAAGCTCTAAAGAAGAGCAGATTAAGAAAATTCGTGAATGGCTTGTTTATGCTACTACCATTGCTGAGAAGGAACTTGGCGGTGGTACCGGTCAGCTCAAGCTTCGTCAAGTTTACGATATGTTCGTAAGCAAATTTACATGGCTGGCTAAAGTCATTTCATTTGACAAGTTCAGTGAATTGGTTGATGAAGCTCTTGGCGATATGAACAAGCTCTTGCAGACTAATACCGCAGTTAGTGCTTATGTAAATGGCTCAGTTGAAAGCGAAATCTGAGAAAGGAGCATTTTAATATGAGTGCTGTAATGAAAGCTTCCGAATTCATTAAGAAATTGGAAGATGTCGCAAAGAACTACAAAACGCTGTATGTTATGGGGTGTTTTGGTGCCCCGATGATTACAACCCCGTATGACAACATCACCAGATACACCACCAATGACAAGTATAACAAAAAAGCAAGTCGTGTCGCTATGATTAAAGCAGCGGCAGACCAGAATCCTGCTGTATTTGGCTTTGACTGTGTATGTCTTATCAAAGGTGTGTTGTGGGGTTGGAACGGTAACGCAGAAAAACGATACGGTGGTTCGGGATATGCTTGCAACGGTGTTCCTGATATTGGCGCCGATCAGATGATTAAAGTGTGCTCTGATATTTCTACTGATTTCTCTAACATTGAAGTTGGTGAAGCAGTTTGGATGTCAGGGCACATTGGCGTTTATATAGGTAACGGTTTAGCTGTGGAATGTACTCCGAAGTGGAAAAACTGTGTTCAAATCACAGCCTGCAACTGCACTAAGTCTGGCTACAATACCCGTAACTGGACTAAACACGGTAAGTTGCCGTATATCGAATATGATGTGAAGTCCACAACTACTCCTACTGTCAGCACCGCAACTGTGGAAAAGACTATTTGGGATTTCCTGATGGACAAGATCGGTAATCCTTATGGCGTTGCTGGCTTGATGGGTAATCTGTATGCCGAATCTGCTCTTCAGCCTACCAATCTTCAGAACTCTTACGAAAAGAAGCTCGGTTATACCGATGCAAGCTATACTTCCGCTGTTGATAACGGTAGCTATACCAATTTCGTCCGTGACTCTGCTGGTTATGGTCTGGCACAGTGGACTTATTGGTCTCGTAAGCAGAATCTGCTTGAGTATGCGCAGGGTAAGAAGAAATCCATTGGCGATCTTACTACCCAGCTTGAGTTCTTGTATAAGGAGTTGAGCGAGTCTTACAAATCTGTACTGACTACTCTGAAGAATGCAAAGAATATTCGTACTGCTTCGGATGCAGTTCTCACTAAGTTTGAAAGACCTGCTAACCAGAGTGAGTCGGTTAAGGTAAAAAGAACCTCTTATGGTCAGAAGTATTACGACAAGTATGCTTCTACTGACACAGTTTCGACGGAGGCTGTGAAACCGACGCCTTCAACTTCTACCAAAGTGGATTATGCACAGAAATACGATAAGTCTATCGCTGGCAGTTATGAAGTCACTGCTTCCGTTGGTCTTCATATTCGTTCTGGTGCCAACACCAAGAAGACTTCTCTTGGAGTTCTTCCCGGTGGCACAGTGGTTAAGAACTACGGCTATTATAGTGTGGCGTCTAATGGCGTCAGATGGCTGTATGTTAAGACTTCCAGTGGTCTTGTTGGTTTCTGTTCTTCCACCTATCTTAAGAAGAAATGATGGGAGGGTAAGACATGGTTACATTCAGACATAAGGGCGACTTCTCCAAGACAATAAAGTTTATGGAAGGCGCTAAAAAGGCCGTTCGGCTTGCAGATCTTGACAAGTACGGCCGAGAAGGTGTCGCCGCCCTTGCGTCTGCAACTCCTGTCGATACTGGTCAGACTGCCAATTCATGGTATTACGAGATTGTAATCAAAGATGGTTCGGCAACAATAACATTCTACAACTCAAATATTCAAAATGGAGTTCCCATTGCGATCATCCTGCAATATGGTCATGGAACTCGTAACGGCGGCTGGGTACAGGGGCGAGACTACATCAATCCTGCTATCCAGCCTATTTTTGACAAAATTGCAAATCAAGCGTGGAAGGAGGTTACTAAGCTATGAGCACAACAATCGATCAAAGAGTCGTAGAAATGCGATTTGATAATAAGCAGTTTGAAAGCAATGTTCAAGCGAGCTTAAATACACTCGACAAGCTTAAAAGCAGTTTGAATATGAACGGAGCTACTAAAGGCTTTGAACAGATTGATAATGCTGCTAAGAAAGTCAACATGAGTGGACTTGGCAATGCTGTTGAATCAGTGCGTTTGAAGTTCTCTACTTTGGAAGTCATGGCTGTAACCGCACTTTCAAACATCACTAATTCCATTGTCAATACTGGCAAACAGATGATTGCGTCGTTTACTATCGACCCGATCAAGACTGGTTTTGCAGAGTATGAAACCCAGATTGGTGCTGTTCAAACAATTCTGGCTAATACCTCTCATGAGGGAACAAATCTTCAGCAAGTTAATCGCGCATTGGATGAGCTGAATACATATGCGGACAAAACCATTTATAACTTCACTGAAATGACACGAAACATCGGTACCTTTACGGCTGCTGGTGTTGATCTGCAAACTTCAGTGGATTCGATTAAGGGTATTGCAAACCTTGCGGCTGTGTCTGGTTCTACCTCACAGCAGGCAAGTACAGCTATGTATCAGCTTTCTCAGGCTCTCGCCGCAGGTAAAGTTTCTCTTATGGACTGGAACTCAGTAGTTAATGCCGGTATGGGTGGTAAGGTATTCCAAGATGCTTTGATTAGAACTTCAGAGCTTCTTGGTACTGGTGCTCAGGCTGCCATTGATTCTTACGGTTCCTTCAGAGAATCGCTTACTAAGGGTGAATGGTTGACTACTGAAGTCTTGACAGAAACTCTTAAGCAATTTGCCGGAGCTTATAGCGAAGCGGACCTTATTCAGCAGGGATTCACAGAAGAGCAGGCTAGATCCATTATGGATATGGCTAAGACTGCTGAGGATGCCGCAACTAAGGTTAAGACTTTCACTCAGTTGTTTGACACACTGAAAGAAACGGTTCAGTCCGGCTGGACTCAAACTTGGGAGATTCTTATTGGTGACTTCGAAGAGGCAAAAGAAGTGCTGACCGAAGTTTCTAATGTGGTTGGCGATGTGCTGTCTAAATCGGCAGAAGCCAGAAATGAGCTGTTAAGCGGGGCTATGAGTTCCGGTTGGAAACAGCTTTTGAATGCTGGTATTGCCGATGAAGCTGGATATATCGAGGCTATCCAGGAAGTAGCCAGAGTTAATGGCGATGCTTTCGACCAGATGGTAGCCGATTCTGACAGCTTTAGTGATGCTCTCAAGAAAGGTTTAGAGGAAGGTGTTATATCTTCCGAAACATTATCCGATGCAGTATTCAATCTTCAGGGCAAAATGTCTGGAATGACTGAAGAAGAGAGAAAAGCTGCTGGATATACTTCTGAAATGGTTACACAAATCGAAACACTTGCTTCCGGTTTGAGAGATGGTTCTATTTCGATGGATGAATTTGCAGATAAAATGCTTCGTCCGTCGGGTAGAGAAAATCTTATTCAGGCATTGTGGAATGCAGCTAAGGGTTTGATGAGTGTACTTTCGCCGATCAAGGAGGCGTTTAGTGAAATATTCCCTCCGATGACGGCAGAGCAACTTTACAACATTACTGAAGGTTTGCGAAAGCTGACTGAACGATTCACATTGAGCGAAACTGCCTCTAATAATCTCAAGAATACTTTCAAGGGATTGTTTGCTGTTGTTGATATTATCGGCAATGCATTCTTGGCGGTTGTAAAAGCTATCGGCTCTCTTTTAGGTGGAGTCGGTGATCTCGGTGGTGGATTACTTAGTATTACAGGTTCCTTTGGCGAATGGTTGGTTAAGCTCAACGAAACGATTGAGACTACCGATGTATTTAACAAGGTTCTTGGTGGTATCGTAAACTTCATTAAAGCAGCAGCTACTGCTATTAAGGAATTCGTTACTTCTGTAGCCCAAAACTTTAAGATTCCTGGCTTCGAATTGTTCCACAATCTTCTTGAGCGTGTACAGACTCGAATGGCTCAGGTCGGTGAAGCAGCAGGAAGCATGAAGAGTGGCGTAATTGTTGCTTTTGAAATTATGGGTGAAGCTCTTGCTAATTGCGAGTTCGTGCAGATTCTCCAGACTATCTGGAATGCAGTAAAAACAATCGCTTCAAGCATTGTTAACGCCCTCGGCAGTATTGGTGGAGCGATCACTTCGAGTTTGGGAGAAGCTAACTTTAGTGGAATTATTGACTTGCTTAATGGCATTTCTTTCGGTGCCATTGCGGTTGGTATCACAAAATTTGTTGGTGGATTCCGTCAAGCTATTGATGAAATCGGAAGTATTAAGGAATCCTTTATTGGAATTCTTGATAGTGTCAGAGGTTGCTTTGAGGCTTATCAGTCTCAGTTGCAGGCGGGCACATTACTGAAGATTGCATCTGCTATCGCTATTCTTTCGGCATCTCTGGTTGCCCTTTCATTGATTGATAGCGAAAAACTGAACGGAGCTCTTGGCGGTATTACTGTGCTATTCGCTGATCTGATGGTTTCTATGGCTGTCTTTAATAAGATTAGTGGTCAAGCAAGTGGTGTTACTAAGAGTGTAACGGCGATGCTCGGCATTGCAACATCTGTTCTTATTCTCGCTAGTGCTTTGAAGAAGATTGGCGATTTGGATGCAAAACAACTTACTACAGGCGTTATTGGTGTTGCTGGTTTGACTACCGTAATGGTTGCAGCAGCAAAAGTAATGAGCAGTGGTAGTGGCACTATTGTAAAGGGCGCTACGCAGATGGTTATATTTGCGGCCGCTATTAAGGTGCTTGCATCTGTTTGCGAAGATCTCTCAGCACTTAGTTGGGAAGAACTGGCTAAGGGATTAGTCGGTGTTGGTGTTCTGCTTGCAGAGGTTTCTCTGTTTATGAACACTGCAAAATTCAGTGGTAAATCCATTACTACTGCAACCGGAATCGTGATATTGGCAGCCGCTATTAAAGTATTGGCTTCTGCCTGTGAAGATTTCGGCGGCATGGAATGGGAAGAGATTGCAAAGGGACTGGTTTCGGTTGGTGCATTACTGGCTGAGATTACGCTCTTCACAAATCTGACTGGAAATGCCAAACATGTAATGTCTACTGGTGTGGCTTTGATTGCTATAGCCGCTTCTATGAAGATATTTGCTTCTGCGGTACAAGATTTCGGTTCGATGTCTTGGGAAGAAATCGCTAAGGGACTGGTTGCTATGGCCGGTGCACTTACTGCGGTTACTGTGGCTGTTAATTTCATGCCTAAAAATATGGTTGGAATTGGAACAGGTCTTATTGCTGTAGCTGCCGCTTTGGTGGTTATGGCTGATGCTCTCAATAAAATGAGTGGTATGACTTGGGAGGAAATTGCTAAGGGTTTAGTTACTCTTGGTGGTGCAATGGCTATTCTGGCTATTGGCTTGAATGCTATGACTGGAACACTTGCCGGATCTGCGGCTATGTTGGTCGCTGCCAGTGCATTGCTTGTCATGACTCCTGTGCTTAGTATTCTGGGCGCTATGAGTTGGACAGCGATTGCCAAAGGGCTTGTTGCTCTTGCTGGTGCATTTACGGTAATTGGCGTTGCCGGTCTGGTTCTTACCCCTCTGGTTCCTACTATTCTCGGCTTAAGTGGTGCATTTGCACTTATCGGTGTATCCGTCGTTGGTATCGGAGCAGGTTTGGCTCTGGCTGGTGCAGGTCTATCCGCTTTGGCGGTTGGTGTGACTGCATTGGCTGCCGCTGGAACTGCTGGAGCTACCGCTATTGTGGCATCTCTGACGGTAATCATCACGGGTATTGCTGAACTTATTCCTGCCATTGTTGCTAAGATTGGTGAAGCGATTGTAGAGTTCTGTAAAGTTATTGCTGACAGTGCTCCTGCGATTGGCGAAGCTATCAAGGCAGTGGTACTTACTTTGGTGGATGTACTCGTAGAGTGCGTTCCTGCCATTGCTGATGGCGCACTTAAGCTTATTGCTGGTGTTCTTGAAGCTTTGGTTAAATATACACCTTCTATCGTAGATTCTATTTTCCAGTTCCTTATTGGTGTTCTGGAAGGAATCGCTCGTAACCTGCCCGGTCTTATTCAGGCTGCTGTTGACGTATTTATGTCCTTCTTTGCTGGAATTGTTGATGCTCTTAAGGGTATTGACACCGAAACTCTGCTTCAGGGCATAGTCGGCGTTGGTCTGTTATCAGCACTTATGGTGGCTTTGTCCGCTATTGCTGCACTGGTTCCCGGTGCTATGGCTGGCGTTCTCGGTATGGGTGTTGTAATTGCTGAGCTTGCTCTTGTGCTGGCAGCAGTCGGTGCATTGGCTCAGATTCCTGGTCTTGAATGGCTTATCAATGAAGGTGGCGATTTGCTCCAGAACATTGGCGCAGCTATTGGTAAATTCATTGGCGGTATTGTTGGTGGATTTGCAAGTGGTGTGTCCAGTCAGTTCCCGCAGATTGCAACCGATTTGTCAGGCTTTATGACCAATATTCAGCCGTTCGTACAAGGTGCGTCGGCTATTGATCCTTCTATGATGGATGGCGTTAAGGCTCTTGCTGAAACTATCCTCGTTCTAACCGCAGCTAATATTCTCGATGGTATTACTTCTTGGCTGACTGGCGGTTCTTCTCTTACCGGATTTGCTGAAGATCTGGTACCGTTCGGTAAAGCTATGAAACAGTTCTCTCTTGAGATTGCTGGTATTGATGGTGAAACCATTGCAAATGCTGCTGTTGCTGGTAAGACACTTGCTGAAATGGCTGCTACACTTCCTAATTCTGGCGGCGTAGTCGGTTGGTTTACAGGTGAGAATGATATGAACGCCTTTGGCGAACAACTCATTCCTTTCGGTCAGGCAATGAAGAGCTTCGGTGACGAAGTAGCCGGATTGAATTCTAAGGTCATTACTGAAGCAGCTACAGCCGGTAAAGCACTTGCTGAAATGGCAACAACTGTGCCTAACAGCGGTGGCGTTGTCGGTTTCTTTGCTGGTGAGAATGATATGGATGCGTTTGGTGAGCAGCTCATACCGTTTGGTCGGGCAATGAAAGAGTACGGTAATGCCGTATCTGGAATTAAAGCCGATGTCATTCAAAATAGCGTAACAGCAGGTCAGGCTCTGATAGAATTGGCAAATACTGTACCTAATACAGGTGGTGCAGTTAGCTGGTTTACGGGAGATAATGACCTCACTACCTTTGGTGAACAACTTGTACCGTTCGGTAGAGCTATGAAGAACTATTCTTTGGCTGTGACGGGACTTGATGCACAGGTTGTAACCAACTCGGCTAATGCTGCTAAGGCATTGGTTGAACTTTCTAACAACTTGCCGAATACTGGCGGTGTCGTGAGCTGGTTTACTGGCGATAACGATATTGCAAGTTTCGGTGAACAACTTGTATCTTTTGGTCAATCCTTTGCGAATTACTACAACAGCATCAGTGGCGTTGACACAGGTAAGTTGAATAGTGTAGTTGCCGAATTCCGCAATCTTGTGGATCTGGCTACAGGTATTAAGAGCGTTGATACAAGCGGAATGTCCAATTTCGCAAGTAGTTTGACGAAACTGGGTAACTCTGGTATCGACGGATTTATCAACGCGTTTACGAATGCTAATTCCAGAGTAACATCTGCGGCTACAACTATGGTTACGAACTTTGCCAGTGCCGCAAGTGCTCAGAGTGGTAACGTAAATACTACCTTTACAACTATTGTCTCTGGCTGCCTGACAGCAATCAAGAACAAGGCGTCGGAGTTCAACTCTACAGGTCAGACTCTGATGACGAATTTCATCTCTGGTGTAAAGAGTAAGGATTCTGCGACTAAGAGTGCATTTACAACTATTGTCTCTGGCTGCCTGACGGCAATCAAGAACAAGGCGTCGGAGTTCAACTCTACAGGTCAGACTCTGATGACGAATTTCATCTCTGGTGTAAAGAGTAAGGATTCTGCGACTAAGAGTGCATTTACAACTATTGTCTCTGGCTGCC